TTTTTTAGGATTTCAAGATGTTTCCAAAGTTCCAAATTTAACATACTGATTTCATCAACAACAACAATTTCACCTGCTTTGAATTTGGATAATGACTTTCGGTTTGTTTTGCCGTTAGAATTTATTGCTAATGCTTTATGTATTGTTGTCCCATCAATATTTCTTGACGCTCGGTTTGTAAAGGATAACCTGCGTTGAGAATTGTCTTGCAATAATCCTGCTTCAATCGCTTTATGAATTACATAGGTCTTACCTGTTCCTGCTCTGCCTAATACAAGCATACCACCTTTTTCTTTTGCTTTGCTGATAATATTATTCCAGTCATCGCTGTCATTATAAGGATATGTAACCCAAAGATTTTCTATTATAGGAGTTACAACTGCTCTATCAGTTTTCATAGGAGACGAATAATTGAAATTCGCACCATTCTCAATGCGAATGCAACCCCAGTTTTGACATACCGATTTAGTGCGTTCATAAGTTTCTTCATACTCTTCATAGTCCTCTTCATCATCTTCATTAATAATTTCTCGCTCTTTTGTCATAGAATTAGGAATGCATAATGTATCAATAATTTTGCTGTCAGGTATTTTACCGCCAATTGAGACGATGCAGTCGGTTTTTCTAAAAATTATATTACCGCCAATTATTTTACCCATCTTGTATAACTTGATGTTACTCCAATCTAATATTTGAATATACATCGGCAGATTGATTTCGTTCCATTCTTTTAACTCGGTATGTCCATTAATCCAAAGCGACTTGTCTTGATATTCCAATCGCTGAATAAATATGTCTCTATTTTTTTCTGCATTAGGTATAACGAATTTATCCCATACTTCATTTATATCAGTTGTTAAATTGACTTTTAATTTTGCACCCTGCGTCTTACCAAGACAACCGGTCAATTGATTAATAATTAATTTTCTCAAAGGAATATTGTCTTCGGTTTTATCAATAATAAATTCAATGATGTCATTGAATGCGGATTTGTTATTAAATTTGTATTTTTCTTCTTCGGTATTGAATTTCTCAACGACTTTTATTTGATAAATAATATTGAATGGTATTTGTTCTTGTCTTGCAAAATCTAAAATTTTATTTGAATACCAGTTGGATTTATGTAGCAACGACATATCTTCGGTTTCAACAAAGTATAAACCCAAAGGCAAGTCGCCATCAGTTTCGGTATATAATGTTATTTCATCAAAGTCATCAAATATAATCCAGTTGTCCATAGGATTAACAAGCAATGATGCATAACATTTTTCAATATCGCAACATACCGCTTCACCGGTTTCCAACATTTGTTCTATTCTTGTCTTCGGTTCAAGTTTAACCTTTTTTACTTTTTTATTTTTTGTCTTTTGTTTTTTCGTTTTATTTTCGCCGAATGGCGTATTATAATTAACAACCTCTTCAATAATTTCTTCTTCAACGACTTCTGCAAATTCAGGATTTACATTAACAAGATATTCTGCAAGGTCATCAGTCGCTCCATAATGAGTTCGGTATTTGACACCATCTAATAATAGAGTTTTTAGAATTTGCGGATTTACTTTGCTTTTAATCATACTTTCAGTCATAGGACTTCCAAAGCATTCTTCCCATAATTCATACAAGAATAATACAGGTTGTTCGCCTTGATATACACCGCCTCTGTCTTCAACGAATTTTTGATATACAGGATTAACAGGTTCTGTCAATATCATATCATCACCGATTTTAATTCGTTCAATACGACCATCTGCAAAATACAAACTCTTATCATTTACATAAGTCGGTATTTTGTTTCTTGAAAATATTTGTTCTAATGCGAATTGGTTTGCCTCATCTTGATTATAATTTTGAACCTCACCATCAACAAGAATTTCAGGAGGAGCAATAATATTATATATTTTGCTTGGTTTATCTTTATCACCGGTATTTTCTTCAATTTGCTTGGAACTGAATGATTTTTCTTCGGTATGACTACCCTTCGCCTGTAATCGCTGTCTTTCATATACATCTTCAATTGGATATAAATGCCTGTTCATAACTTTATAAATTAATGCAGGACCTTTACCTCGCCGAGACGGTTTAAAATATTCAATTGTTTCATCATCGCCATCAAATGCATACATTGGAGTTCCAGTCAGTTCGCAAAACTTTTTGAGTTGTTCAACAGAGACACCCTGATTTAAAGGGTCATTGTCTTCAATTTCATCGCCACTAAATATATCGGCAAGTCTGTCATATCTCATTATTTTTTTAAAACCATCAATTTCGCCGTAAATATGCATTAGGTAATCAAATACGCAACGACCGGTTCTTGTATCCCAAGTCTGCGGATTGCCTGTATCAATATCTACTACATAATGCCTCATTTTAACTTTGGATTTATTTTGAGACGGTTGTTGCTGTAAAACTGAACCTTCTTTACCGTAACTCCATTTTCTTCTTTTGATATTTGGTTCATTTGAATTTTCTTCAATATATCTTTTAATTTCATCATACTTGGTTTTCGCCATTGTTTCTATTTGTTTTTTGGTTTTACCAAAAGCATATATAGTTCTTGACTGCACTCTATAATGCTTACCTTTAACTCTCTGCTCTTCCCAAGTCATAGTGAATTGTTGAAATTTGATTGTTGCGTTTCTTGACATTCTTATATATATACTAAATATAATAATTGTTTAAGTTCTAATTTAATTAATTGATATATTAGATAATTGAATTAATTTATTTCAATTTTTTTTATTTCAATTTTTTACTTTTCAATATTGCTAAACATTTTGCATAAATATATTTTGCTAAATAATTTAACAAAAAATATTTTATAATATATATGAATAAATTAGAAATTGTAGAACAATATAGCGACATAGACAAAGTAGTCAAGAATGCAAGAAAATATCTTGGTAAAGACGCTAAACTATATCTATCAACAAAAAAGGATAAAAAATTTATGGTTGAAAATCCTGATGGAACTATGGTGCATTTTGGTCAAATTGGATATGAGGACTTTACAAAACATCAGGACGATAAACGCCGTCATAATTATTTAACAAGGACTGCCGGTATGAGAGGAGATTGGAAAAATAATAAATATTCAGCAAACAACCTCGCAAGGGAAATTCTTTGGTAAATCCATTAGGGTCTCAACCGCAGGAAATATTTTTCTCGGTCTGCCTCTTGGTTTAACCTCTGTATTTTCTTTTTTCTTATCTCTATATCTTTTATTTGCTTCTCTGCATCTAATATTAAATTGTTCCTTCCATTCTGCATCATCTTTCTTCTTATGGTAATAAAGTCTTTGAAATTCATTGTATTCCTCAATATGATTTGCTCGGTATTTCTTAACTGCTTTTTTAACTGCTTCGGTATAGTATCCTTTGGTTTCCATTATATTATATATTTAGATATTTATTTAAGTTTTAATTTATTTAATTGTATTTTTTCGTAAATAGTCGCCTAAAATTCGGTCATTCTTTTTTGTATCGGCAGACCATATATTTAAAAAATCATCATATTCCTCCAAATAGTCTTTGCTTCTACGGTCATAAGTTAAAAAATAATCCAATGCAATACAATACCAACCGCACATTTCGCTTTTAATATCCTGTATTTGCCGGTTATTAGTTGCAATAGGTTTGAAAATATCTAAAAATTTGGCGACTTCTTGGGGCATAGGCATTCCAAAACTATCAAAATAAATTGCTTTACCATCTTCAAAAATACGGCAAAATACCCAATGAGTTCCATTACCGTCATCGTTGTCTTGTAGGTTTATATAGTAACTACCGACTTTTCTTTTGGTAGGCAGTTGGTCTTTGCTAAAAACGCCGATGCAATTTACTTTTATTTCTTCGCATATATCTTCTATTTCAAAATTGGAAATCATATATTATACAATATAATAATATATAATTAATTTGTCTAAACTATTGGGGCGATGCCCCAGTAAAACCCCCTTTGCTTCATACTTTTTTAAAGTATGATTTTTTTCGGCAACTTAATAAGACATACACCAACAGGCAATACTTGATTTTTTTGGATTTTCCTTTCAGTTTTATATTTTAATAATTCTTCCGGTATGATGCAGGGTGTATCATCAATTTTAACTAATTGTTCAACCGGTATATGAAAATGCATTTTGTAATCATCAACACCCCTCTCATTAGTTCCGCTCATATAAATTGCTTTGTCACCCCCTGCAAGTTCATAATTTTCTCTTGTAAGTTCCCATTTAAATAAACCATCGGTAAAGGCAAAACAAAAATAAACTCTTTTACCAAACTTTTCAATACCATTCCAAGCATATTTTAACTTGTTTGAACCAAACATAGTATCCTTAAATTCGGTAGATTTGCAAGTCCTGCTTTTTAATTCAATATTTGAAATCCAAGTCTTATAATCAGTAGAAGACCATTTAGTAGTTGCAGTCTTAATTGTATTATCTATTTTGCTCTTAATAATAGGAGTATATTGTTGTTCATTCAAGTCACCCATCAAGCATTCTAATTCACAAAGTCTGTCTGCGTTCATATATTATAGTTTAGATAATTAAATATTCTTTAAGTTATAATTTTGCTAAATATATTAAATATTTAATTATTTAATAATTTGTAATAATATATTCATCTTTATTTGTAATTTTTGTTTCCTTTTGTTTTTTTAACCATATATGGTATGCAAATCCAAGTTTTTTAAATTTAAATCCTGCAAACGCTTTTTTGACTTCCGGATGAATATTATAAGATAAAATAAATTTACCTTTAATGTTTCTTAATAGGTCTGCTAATTCGTAAGGATTAACGGACATACCTTCGTAAAGATGCTCTTTATCAACATAGGGAGGGTCAATATAAAATAAGGTTTTTGGACTATCCCATCTTTTAATGCATTTTTTATAATCTTGATTGGTTACAGTTGCATATTTTAATTCTTCTTGGACTTCTTCCAAATTATCTAATAATCTTGAACCGACCCTGCTACCTTTATTAGCATAACTTTCTCTAATATTGGAGTAAGAATGACTTGACAAATATAGGTTTCGCCATAATCGTTCTTCAATTGTTTTAGGTTCATAATCTCTTAATAACTTATAAAAAAGTTGTTTATTGCCTTTAAAATCAAAATTGCGTATTTTTTCAGGTTGAACCTTTTTAATATCTCGCCAAATATCGTATATATCTTGGTTTAAATCATTAATAACATATTTTTTATCTGTATCTAAATCTAAACCTCTAAAAACTGCACCGCTTCCGGCAAAAACTTCAACATAGGTATCCCAAGTATCATTTGAAGGAAACATACTAATAATTTTATCTCTTACCCTAACTTTACCTCCAACTCGTCCAAATATAGATACTTTACTTGCAGGTATAATGCCTGTCCCTATTTCATAATCTATTTCCATTATATATATACTTTTAAAAAAATTATCCAGCAGGAACAAAAGAACCACCAACAGTTCTATAACCGGCAGGTAAAAAAGAACCACCTGACTTGGAATATAATGACTGCGACATTTGAGGCGATTTATCTGCAATAAAGGGTTGCATTTGCGGAGAAAAAGTAGAAGCAACAGGACTTAATGTTTGAACATCAGTCATAGGTCTAACAGAATACATTAAAGAACCGCCAACCATAGTAACATCTCCAATTTGAGGACGCATCGCTCTTTTATAAGGCATAGAAACATAAGGACTTCCCATACCAAGTTTTCGCATACCAACCAAACGACCGCCTCCAACAGGTTTATAAAATTGTTCTTCAAATTTTTCTGCCTTTGTATTACCATAATCCATAATCAAATCTTTTGCAGAAGGATATTTACCTGCGAGTGCTTTTTCGGCAACCTTCTTTTCAGCACCGGATAAATTAGCGTCAATATAATCGTCAGCATATTCAATCGCCATATCTTTCGCAAAAGCGGAAGCAGAACCTCCGGCGGCGGATATACCCTTTTTAACAGAACCGCTGTCAATTGCTTTTTTGCCTCCCTTTTTAATTGCAGTTGTAGCGGCAGCACCCAATAAAGGATTTCCGGTATAGGCAGTAATTGCTTCTCCTGCAACTTCGGCACTCGTATCAACAACTTTTTTACCAATAGATTTTGCGGTTTTGACTACATCTTTTTTATTAATACCGGTTACCTTTTTTAGACCTTTAAAGAAACCTAAACCAACCTGACTTTCTGCTCGTTTAGTTAATTTTCTTAAACCGAAACCAGTTCTGCTATGCACTTGGTCGGCAGCGATTGAACCCAATGAGGCGGCGGCGGCAGCACCGGCAGGACCACCAACCATTTCACCTGCAAGACCTAATACAGCAGGAACACCAATATCTAAACCATACTGACCTATTTTTTTGTAAGTATTAATTGCCTGACGACTTGATAATGCATCACCAACATCTTTTGCACCTTTCGTAATACCTTTCTTCAAGGTTCTACCAAACGACTTTAAAGAACCACCGGTTTCAATATCCATAAGGTCTTCTTCCGGTTTTAAAGAAACTCTAATACCTTTCATCTTTCGCATAGCGGTTGCAATTTTTCTTGCAGTAGCAGGTAAAACCGCCATAGAAGTTCTTGCACCTTCTCTAAATTGAGAGGGTTTTAAAGTAATAGCACCACCTGTTACAATTTTTCGCATTTGAGCAGGAGATAAATCTACTGAATGATGAACCAATGATTTCATATTATAATATTATTACAGAAAATAAAATTATAAATACGCCTAAATAACTCTCAAAAGACAGGGTTTTAAAGCATAAAGCAAACGCAAAAGTTTTAAAAAATTCTCCAATTATACTTTTTTTACGAAGTTATAGAAAAGTATTGCAAAAGATTTGGGGTCGCCCTTTCTTAAAGGGTGAGTTTAAGCAATTCTTGCACCAGTTCGCAAATCCACTGTAATTTCTCTCTCAAATTCCAAAAACACCATTAGATTAATAGCAACAGGTGAGGCAAGAGTTCCCAAAATTTGGATTGCTTTGGCGACACCATCTTCGCTTGGAAGAGAACGAGAAACATTTCCGTAGTAGTAGCGGTAAAGGTTTTGCCAGTCCTCAAATCCAACTAATCCGGAAGAAAGAGAAGTTGTAAGACTGCCGTTCAACTGATTAGATGAAACCACCTGCTCAACAAAGGTCTCATAGTTATATTGGAGTTGTTGTAGAAATAAATTTTTTCCGGATACTTGTATGTTAAAGTTCGTAATTTGAATAGGGTCAGGAGTAGCACCTGATGTAGAGAAAGGAGAAAGAAGAGAAGATGTTTTAACCGATTGAATAGTAGCACCGGCATTTCCGTTTGCAAGACGAGAAGTAAAAAGAGGGGCGGCAGCAGGTCCATTAGCACTATCAGCAACAAAAGGCACTACCAAACAACCCCTCAAATTGGGCAATCCGTTACTTACAAGCAGATTGAACGAACTTGATACATTTGCAAAAGTATATTGGAAAATATCATTATATAGTATTCGTTTAGTAGGAGTTAGTGACAAATATCTTTGTTCGCTTACAGGCGACATAGTATAGCAAGGAGCGTATAGACGGCAACTCGTAATAGGAGCAGATACAACTGGGAAATTTGCAGTAACCATTTGACTAAATTGAGTTCTAACAATAGACAATGAAACAGACATAGTTCTTGTAGTTGTTTCCTGATTGACGGCACTTGAAATGATTGGAGCAAGATTATACAAACTTTGACCAATATCGCTTGAACCAAGCATAACAGGACAAGTTCCACCGCCACCAAGAATGACAGGAGCGGAAGTCAAAATAGTAGCACCGGCGAAGGATTGAAATCCAGTGACGGCAGAATATTCAGGAGGAGCAACTGATGCAGTAAAATACACCTGATTAGTATTTAAATAAATTCGCATTGTCGCACCTTTCATCAAGGGGCATTTATGGAAGAAATCGCAAACATCTTTGAGGCGAATTACTGCGTCCCAAATAATAGAGCGTTGATTATCAACCGTAATATCAATATAAGATTGAAATGTCAATTGAGAAGCAGATACAGATGCACCAACAGTAGCACCTGTTAATAGACCTGCTTGATTGGAAGCAAAATTAGCAATAGCAGTTCCATCATTATTAAGTAGAGAAAAGTTCAAATATCTCATACGCTCCAAAAGACCTACATTCTGTAAGCGTCTAACATTACCGGCAGAAGTTGTAGCAACTGTAAGGGTATTGTATGATGCCATACCAACAACAGGGTCGGCACCAATCAAGGCGGCATAATCTGCCTGAGCGAGAGTAATACCTTCAATTGAAACATAAGGAGCAACTCTGTTATTGCATACTCCTAAACCAGAGGTCGCCATAATATTTACACCACCAATAGCACCATAGGCGGCGTTATTGTAAATCCAAGAACGACTGCTATCAGGAAAGAAACCGGTTACTGACCCCCAGCATTTAACATCATTGAGAGACCAAGAGGTCATATTTTTAAAGGAAGCAAATACATTCAAAAAAGGCACTTGTTGCACTACATTTCCGTTATTGAATTCAACCGTAAGAGAATGTATCAATTGGTAGTAACCGTTTTTCATAGCAACCATATAATCCAAAGCAGTATTAGCACCAACAGCACCAATACCGGCGGACTGAACTTGCAAAACTAATGGAATGGTTAGGAACGCTTCGCTCCAATTAATATATCCGCCGGCGTTTGATAAGGGAGTTGTATCAAAAACAATTTGGGAAGAATAAGAAGAATTGTTATTGTCATTAACAAACAAAAACTGTTTATCAACGAACTCGCTTTGGGACATTTCGCTATTAACGCTTTCTTCAAAGACAAGATTATCCATATTATAATATTATTATAGAAAATAAAATTATAAAAACCCCCTAAATAACTTATTCAAAGGTTATATACTTTTTTGGAACTCTTGGTTTTGATATTTTTAGATTTTTTAACACCTCACTTGATTTTTGAATTTTATTATTGCTAAATATTTCAGGAACTAATCCGCTTCCGGAAGTTCTTTTACTATACATTTGAGGTCGCCCAGTTCTACCAATAAGAGATACGCCATATCCTGAACCACTTGTAGTTTTCCTTAACTTATGAATATGCATTATTAATATATTAAAATATTTTATTTTTAGGGAAATATACTTTTAGAAAAAGTATAGCAAAATTTGGGGTCGCCCTTTCTTAATAAAAGTATGGAGGTATGGAGGTAAGGAGGAACGACGAGTTCCTTCTATTAAATAGCACCGCTTTCGCCAGGGTCAGTCATAATAAGCATAATAACATAATTGGGGTCTTGAATAGAAACTGGAAGCAGATTTTGGTCTAAAAATTGTAGGCGAATTAAAGCATACTGACCTTCCTGAATATCAATGAACGCTAATTGACCGCCAGGTTGAATTGTAAATTGAGAACCGAAAGTCCCTTGCGGAGAAAAAGCAAACAATAAATTATTAGGAACTGCATAGTTGTTATTAATTAAAGAGCAAGTTAAAATATAACTGGATAGAGGCGTAATTTGAGGAACAAACTGCGATAAAAATACCTGCGTTGTAGTATATGCCGGAACTTGCGTAAAAGCAGGAGAAACACCACCAATTGTTGCTTCGGCGTATGTAGTTGGTCCTTGCGGATAATATCCTGTATTAAAACCTATTACTTGTTGAAAAGCGTTATTTAATACTTGTAACATAGGGCAGATTGCTTGAACTGTTGGAACAACCCAAGTTGCACCAGCAGGTAAAGTCCAACTATTAGTAGTCGCAATAGTAGTATTCAAAACAAAAGCATTCAACTCAATAGCATAAGCACCTGCATTTGTTGAAAGCGTCAAAAAATAAACAAAATTACCGGTTGCATCAACCATATAATGCTTATTTTGAACCATAGTAAAATGTAGGTAATTATTTAATGCTTCGGCATCATAAAAACCGTTAGGCATTTGAACCTGATATGATACACCATTTACCCAAGTATAGTTATAGGTTGTATTATTGTTTGCAGTAGTAATATTGAATGTAGAATAATACATAGTCAAAGACGCTAATGCTAATTTTTGTCCCTTTTTGAACTGAATATTACCTGCTGGAAACTGATAAATCAACTGACTATTATTTGTATTTGGTAAGATATTTGCCGAATTTAGGATTAGAGTTCTCATTATATATATACTTTTAGAAAATTTTTATTTTTGCTAAACTTTATGATAAAGATAGTTCCATTAATAGGTTCATTCCGTCGTTACGAGAAATTTTACCTTCTCCCATAAATTTAATAACAAATCGTCTCAATTCTGCAAGAATTTTATGAGAAGTATTACCGGCAAGATATTCGCCTTTAAGTATTTCAAAACGATTATTATCTTCCTTATCTTGGTCTGTTACAGTCTTTTTCAATTTAAGAGTATGAAATATTCCTGCACCTGATGCAATCTTTTCAAATAACTTTCGTTCATCAGGCGGTATATTATCATATACTCGTTGGTTTGCCTTACCGTTTTCAAGAACATCAAGTATAAAATCTTTAAAACTATCGCTGATTGGAGTTGGTTTGAAATGAGGTATTCCGCCCAAAGATTTATACTTGACATTCAAAATATCATTATTCTTTAATTGCCCTAAATGAATTGCATATTTACCAAATTCTGCATAAGTTGGTTCTCGTTCAATTGCAATACCTTTGCCTATTTTTCGCAATTTAATACCAACTCCTGCCTTTTGAGAACCGGTTGATGATGCTGTATCTTCCTCAATTATTAAAAGTTTACCTCGTTGCTCTGCGGTTTTTCTTGCTTTTTCTTTTTCTGCTCCTCTTTTAAACGCTTCTTGAATATTTCCTGTCTGTTTTACAGCAGTTGGTGGTGCAGGTTTAAAAGCAACTTCGCTCTTTGTAGTTGTTTCTCTTTCTATTTGTTGCTGTATTACAAAAGTTTTTAAACCTTCTAACGACAAAGAAATACCCATACTTTGTAACTGTTGGACTTTATCAGGGTCTGAAAGAACAAACTCCTTAAAAGCAATTTTTGATAATGGTATAAATTCACCATTTGGTGTTTGGACTTGTAAAGCACCGCTATTTGCCTTAAAGTTGCCGACATTAGGTATAAGAACTGGAACTGCCTTATCAATTTTAACATATTCTCTTGTTGATGCTGTCGCTTTTTTTGTCGCCTGTTTTTGACCTTTAATAACTCCTAATTCAGTCATAACTGCATCTAATTCATCTATCATTTGGTTAGACAATCCGCCAACAACGACTGATAATGCATCTAACTCTCCTTTCATAGTAGTAAAATCTCTTTCCAATAAGTCGGCAATTTCATCTTTTGTTGGTATTGTTTGCAATGCATCTTGAACTCGTCTCAAAACATCCGCTGCCTCAACAGGGTCAGTCGCCATAAGTTCATCTATTTTTTGATAAAACCGAACATCAGGTAATACTAATGCGTCCAATCTATCCATTAATGGTTCAAGTCTATCAAGTTGTCCCATTTTTTTACCCAAACTTCTTACTCTTTCATTTACTCTTGCTAATAGAGCAGGATTAGGCAACAATGCTTGTAAATCTCTTACAGCAAGTTCAATATTTCCAATTCCGGTTTCAGTTGCAGTAACGCCTCTGCTTCTATCCAAATTCATTAAATATTGCTGTAAATATTCTGTAAAAAATTGAGCAGTAATAAGTTTTGGATTATATCTTTTTAGTAAATCATTCTTAATTTGAGGATATGCTGAATTAAATCTAAATAACATATCAGGTCCTCCTGCTACTACTAATTCACCTGCAATAATTCTTGAAACTGATATTCCATCTCTTACATAGTTAAATCCTAAATCTTCCAAGTTTTTAATTGCTTCTGCTTCCTGAAATCCTAAGTCTGATTGTAACTCTTCCGGCGTTTTTAGTTGCTGTTCTGTAAGCGATTGAGGTTGTCCTAACTTGACCGCCTTTCTTGCAGAAGAGGTATTTGCGTCATTTGCAATTGCTATTCTTATTAGTTCGTCCTGTTGGATTGCTCGTTTTCCGTAATCTTGCGGTCCTTTCAAGTTCCTAAATATTGCGTTCGCCATATATATATTAATTTATATAAAAAATAATTGTTTTTTTATAAAAATAAACCTCTTTAAATAGTTTCGTCCGGAATATCAAAGACTTCATCAAAGTTCTTTCTAAATCTCTCGTTTGGGGGTGCTTCCAAATCCATCATTAAAAAATCCATTTTTGATTTGGTTGCCTCTTTATATATTTTGACCAATGCTTCTTTGGATATACCTACATCAAATTCTCTTGCAATCATCGTTAGGTTTTTCATACTTGACAATTGTTTAATAATTAAATAGGTCATATTACGGCGTATCATTTTTGGTATTGAGTAATAATCTTGACTAATATAGACCATACTTGCATTTTTTTTTCTTGCTCTTAAAAAAAATTGCTCCATTGGTTTTTGGTTCTTTTCTCCTACAAGGTCGTCCATAATAATTAAATTAGTTTGTTCTTTATCCAATTTGTCTAAATCCGGCAGTCCGTCTTTGTCAATTTCAGTAATCTTCAAACCTTTCTTACCTAATTTCTCGTCTAACCAATTGTAAAGCGGTTCATCTTTATTTTTTGTCGTTATGAATATATTTTCAAAAGTATCAGGCATACAATGAATAAGAGAGAGAAGAGTTTGAGTTTTACCTGAACCGGAACTACCGCAAATAATTAACCTAAAAGGCAATTTTATATGATGTATATCATAATGAGGATTATGGTTGTTTAGCAAAAATCTTTTAGGTATTTTCTTATACCAATCTACTACTTCGGCAGTTGGTTTAGATGCTTTTTTGCATCTCTCTTTTTCTTCCGGACAAAAATTGTCTAATTGTAATGCATCTTTTTTGCTCATTCTTAATATAATAAAAGATAATTTTTCAAAAATATATTCTAAATTATATATATACAATGAGTTCTCAATTACCTCCAAATCCTAATGTTCCAGTTTTTAATAATGATTATTGGATTAATGACCCTAATACGCTTACGGAAGCAGAAGCAGATTTATTATACTTAAAGTTTCCGGTTTCTCAACCGCAAGAAGAAACCATATCAGGTAATATTGTAGTTCAAGGATTAGCGACTTTTAATGATGTTGCAACCTTTAATAATGATGCTACTATTACTGGGTTGCTTACAGCAGATGGTTTATCTCAATTTAATAATGATGCTACTTTTGCAAATAATGTTATAATTGGCGATGCTACTGCGAATAATATTACAAGTGATGGTGTAAATATTACTCAATACAACGGCAATAACCCTCTTAACATCAGTTCAAATTATGGTATTCAAATAGATACTACTGGTGAAATACTTATTGGTGATGCTACTGGTGGTGGTAATGTAACTAATATTACAATAGATGATAGTCAAAGTCTTATAAACATTAATAATTTTGGAATTACAAAAATTGGTGATGTTTTTGGTGGTGCTAATGGAACTCTTATAACAATAGATGAAAATAATGGAATAATTAATTTAGAAAGTCCTGTTGGTTCTGTTAATTTAGTTAGTCCAAATACTATTAATTTAAATGCTGATAGTGCTGGAAATATTAATATTTATACTGGTGGTGCTGTTAAAATTGGAAATATTACTGGTAGTGGTAATCTTTTAACAATAAACGCTACAAAAGCAACGCTAAAAACAACAAATGGGTTTCAATTATTAGATAGTAATATTCAATATCCTTCTTCTTTTTTTACCTCCAATCAAAATGTAAGTGCTACATCTTCTTATGCTCTAACTTTTAATGGAACTACATTAACCGCAACCTTACCAGTTGTTTCTTCTACAAATGTTGGAACTCAATTTTTAATAACCAATACAAATGCTGGTTCTATGACAGTTGCTTCATCATC